ATCAGCTTTGCACGTTCAATGTCCTGATCTGGATAGGCTAAGAAATCAGGTATATCTATGCCCTGATCTTTTAAATACTTTTCCTCTGCTACTTTAATTGGCAGAATATCGCGTGAAGAAAAGCGTTCACCTTCCATTGCAACCGCAGGCGGTTTGCCCTCACGGCCTAGCATATTAACATCTGGGTCTGTTTCTAAAGTTTCACCCAACAAGTATGGCCTTGCACGTTTCGTCATAGCCCCAAATTCTGTTGCCCGATCTATCAGACCAGCAAATGGTGCTACCTCTGTGAAAGGCAGTTCATTTGTTAATGCCATCAGATCACGCGCCAACCGATCGCTGGAATTACGCGACATGCCTAAATCTTCTGTGACATTTTGAACAGTATCTACGCCTGTTGCTGTACTTGCTTGAAGCAAAGAAGGTAATGCAGCCACCCCGCGCAGAACACCTACAAGCGGATTGTACTTGATATAAGCTGGGCCATCTCTGCCTAGCTCACCTATTTCGTCTAGTGTGTTAAGCGCATCTGTTCTAGCTCTACTTGCAAAGCCACGATCCCTGCGCTCTAAATCACGCTCTAACATCGTGCGCCCATAGTCTTGCAAAAACTCTATCAGGTTCATAGCGCACCTACGCTTTTCAAGTATTCTTCTATGTCATCTTTTGTAACATCGCCACCTTGCAACATTTGAGCTAGTCCAACGCTTGCGGGTACTGCTGCTGCTGACAGGTTTTTAAGGTGGGAAAATTCTGGATCAAATCGCGCAAACCGTGATCTAAGCCTGCCACCTTCGTCAAAAGTTATCTGATCTGTAGAGGGCTTTCGGGTTTCTGCTTGCATGGTGCGCTCCCAAGCCCTGTTTGCTGCGTCTGTTTCTTTGTATTCTTCAAAACTTCTACTTCTGCCAAAGCCACCAATTGGGTGCGCTCTTGGGCTATATGGGCCGCGATCCAACACGTTTTCTATTCTTGCATGTGGTACGCCTTCATCACGCATGGCGTATGCAATCTGATCTGTTGATGTCACTGGCCCAACTATTCTTTCTCCATCAATCATGTGCGGGATATTTTCGCCATGGCTTTCTGGATACAAATAGACATCAAAGAAGTTCTGCAATGTGTTGCCTGATGCCTTGTCCTTAAAATCAGGACTAATCGCAGCATATGAAGCACCTTGCACGTCTACATCTAAAGCCTTTTGACGCAGATTGTTGATCTGATCCGCTACATCATCACTTGCGCCTTGCTTTACCAGCAAGTCAAACATAGCGCTATCTTCACCCGCTGTGTATGTATTAGATACCGCAGGGTTATCTGACGTATATACAGGCGTGATGTCGCTTTCAAAAGTAAAACGCTCTGGATTGTCCATTGCACCGTGAATAGATCGTTCTTCTGGTCTAAATCCTAACAGACCAGCACGTTCCATTCTTGCTTCTGTTGACATATCTAGTGGCGTGTACGCAGCCATCGTCTGTGGGTCTGCCGCAGCCATCATTTCTTCCGTGACTTCGTTGGCTCTACCTTGCTGCCGTAGCTGCAAAATACGCTTTGCCATCTGTTGAGCATCAGTCTTCGCGGGTATATCATCAGCTTGCAACAGAAAGTCTAATAGACTTCTTGCAAATGCTGCTGCCTGTCTTGCACCACGACCTGCCATTACCACTTAACCTTATTTGCCCAGTATGCCGCGCTCATCTTGCCCTTGGCGATGTTCTTAGCATGTCTTGCTTTGAATGATTTGGCGCGTTTCGTCATTGTCTTATCGCCTGTCTTACCCTGCTGCCCAAAGCGGATTGTCTTAACCTTGTCACCCTCTTTTGCCACAACAACGTGTGACTTGGTTTTGTGATTAGGTGTACGCTTCGGCTTGTTGTAGCCGCTAACACCCGCACGGGCTAATCTAGGGTCTTTCTTAGACACTACATATTACCCTGTACTTGCTGCAAGAAACGCATGTAGTCTTGTGGACTATTTTGCTTCAACATCGCTGAAAACCCTTGACCATACTGCGCATCAATCGCCTGATCTGCATATGTCTGACGTTCACCCATGTCTTGACCAGACAATGCAGCACCAATGTTTGCTAGTACGCTGTACCCACCACCATCTTGGTACAAACCGCCAGAAGCATATCTACCGCCACGATCAAACATATCAGTGGTATCACGATAGCCAAACATACGAGGAATGACGTTGTTGCCGCCTGTGTTGTTGCTTTGATTGCCACCGCTCATAAACGCAAAAAGACCACCCCTTTGAGGAAGTCCACGATCTAGCATCTTATTGTAGTAATTCATTCCTGAATTGCCACCTTGGTTGCGCTGAATAGTCTTTGCAGTTCTATGATAATAGCTTTCATCACGATCTTTCAGGCCAAGACCCATCGCAAGATCATTCAGCAAACCACCTGACTTTTTCTTTTTGTCATCTTGCGGCATTACTTCTTCGCTTTCTTTTTCTTGGTTGTCTTTGCGGCTGCTTTAAACGCTGCTGCTGTTGGCGCACCTTTAGACCCAGCCTTGCGCATCTTCTCGCCAGAACCAGCCTTAATCCGCTTCCGTTTAGCGTGAATGTTGGAATACAAACCTTTTTTGGGCATGGGCAACTCCTACGTTAGCTGCACCTTACCACACTAGGCTATGCCGCGCAAATTCCTTCTTATTGGCTCACCCCAATCGCTCTGCGACCTGTAACCTACCGCAAGATACCTGAAAGCATCCGCGCCGTGTGATGTCCAATCGTGTAGCGGTCTGCCCCGCCAAGTCTTCAGCTTTTCGTCAAAGTCTCTGCGATATTGCCTTAGAGCCTCTATGCCTCTGGTGCAGTTATCAGCATCAAACCAACACTTGGGGATCATGGTACGCGCAGCCTGTATGCCATCCTCTACCGCTAGTTTTGGCGCAATCTCAATGTTCCGTATGCCCAGCGCGTCAAGCGTTTCAAGCCTGCTTTTCCCTGTTCCCAGTTCCTTGACTTGGACATCATGCGGCAAAATGTGTTGCTCGTAGTGATATTCTTTGTCCAAGAGAACTTTTGCATAGTGATCTAATCCTACTCCGCTGTTTTCGTAATAGTCTATAATCCTGATTTCTTGGCCTACGAACTGAGCAAACCATATTGCTGTACTGTCGCCTATGCCCAAGTCCCATGCAGTGATGACAGATGCAGCGCGATCATACGGCACACGGGTAATGCGCCCGTCCTCTGTGGCCTCTTTCATTTCTTTTGCGTAAAAAGCCCCTTGGATTGCCGCTTCAAAGCTGCACTCAAATTCTTGCTCGTAGCGGTCATCGCCCATTGTACGTCTTGCTTCATCAAGTTCTTCTTGATCCAAGATTGACGTATCTGATGCTTTGAGCATTGCGGTGAACCAGTTAGGATCGTCTTGCGCTTCATGCCACAGTTCCCAAAACTCGTTCTTTCCTTTAGGCGTTGAGATAAAGGTAGCAGAGCCGCGCCTATCTGCCAATGCGGGACGGATAACATTTGACCAAGCTGACGCAGGGAAATCTGCCATCTCGTCAAGTACCACTGCATCAAAGTACAGACCACGCATTGCGTTGTAGTTATCAGCACCAAACAATCTGAACCGCGCACCATTCAGGAAGTCTATGCGCAATTCACTGTGGTTTACTTTTATCTCTGGAATATCTCTGGTGAACTCCAATGCATAATCCCACGCAACTGCTTTGGCTTGGGAAAGGTATGGAGCAATATAGGCTACCCGTACATTCGGGCGATCTATTTCAAAGCAAGAACGGATTAGATCGTTAATCGCTGCTACGGTTTTGCCAAAGCGTCTGTGTGCTACGATAATCGCAAAGCGTTCTTTCCTGTTGTGGAATGCTCTAATCTGATCGCGTGGTTTGTAGTCTATCTCTTGATCTACTTCTATCACTCGCGCCATTTGAGCCTAACCACATGCTGCACTTCACCCTCTACCTCTGCTTTGACCTGCATCGGTAGAACCTTACCCATGAGGGACATAAAGGCTGTTGGGTTTTGTTCTGCTTGGAACTGTAGGTATTCAGTCATGCCCTCTTTCTTAGCTGCTTCTATGAAGCGAGGGTCTACGTCTTTTCTACCTGCGTATCTTTCATCTACGATATGCTGACCTGCACGATGGGCCGCATCAAGTATGGCATCTTTAAGTAATCTGTTTACTTTGTTTGGCCTTCCCTTACGAGAACCGCCAGTAAGCACTCTGCTTGAATGTTCTTGTTTCGTACTCATAGTACCGTCCATAGTGGGTGCGTCTATATGTTGTGTATATTAGTGCATTTGTGTGGGAAATGAAAGACCCCCTGAACGTGACCGCGCTCAGAGGGCCAGTGAGGAGAGCCAGTGTATGGAGCTACACAAACCAACAGGGAGGGAGAGAGGTTGGCTCTTGCTGAGAAGGTAACACAATTCTATGCAAAAAAATACCCCCTGCGGAGCGATCACGCTAGGGGGCAGTTTCAGTGAGGCAAACCTATGAGATGATAGGTGGGTCAACCCTAGCAGGGATATTGTTAGCTGACAAGTATTCTAAATACGGCTGCAAGTGTGCGTCTGAGATAAGACCCATCTCTACCATCTTGTCTGCCAGCTTACCGCGTATGTACATCTCACCTACTGGTTCGCCTGCGATGATACGCTTTGCGTTTAGCTGTAGTGTGTCTGGCTTCCACGGGCCGCTGCTTACTGAGCGCGTAGATGCAGATGTCATAGACTTAGAAACTGCTGCGCTGATTTCTGCTGATGTAGGCCAAGAGCGTGACTTGTGGGCCTCTTTTAGTTTCAGCATTGCGCGATCCATTGTTCCGCGAATATGATCTTCGCTTGTATCGTTAGGGAACTTCTGGTTAATCAGGCGACAGATACCCTCTACCTCTGCCTGCGCACGTTTCTCATCTTCTAGGTGCTTTGGAATAGCGTAAGTGCCAAGGATGTTCATTAGCTCATTACGGATTAGCTGCATTCTTGTTTCATAGTTCATAGCATTATACCTCATCTGCCCAGCGCTCACCGTTTAGCCAAGTAGCTAGGTGAGGCATGTATTGTTTGTCTTTACCGTCCAGTGTTGCAACGTATGCTTCCAGTTTAGGCAACAGATCAAAAAAGTCTATCTTCTTAGAAGCTGCTACATATGCTTTTCTGGCCTGCCCCTTTCCTACCTTGCGTGGGTACATTTCCCATAATTGGTCAAAGTAATAATTCACCTCATCATCCTTTGATGATGTATATGGTTTACTTCCAAGGTTATTACTTACAAGGTTAGTGTTCGCATTCCGAACAAGGGGGGGTGCAAAATCCGAACAAGGGTTGTCCGTATTCCGAACAAGGGTGTCATCCTTTAGCGTCAGTACATAGTCTGTGCTTTTGAATGCTCCATTGTTATCATACTTTCTCAGGCGTTCTATCAAACCTAGCTTTTCTAAGGTATCAAGATGACCGACTAAAGCAGTCTTACCCATCTCTGTTACCTTGCACAAACGTGCTAGACTTGGGAAACATTTGCCTGTTTCGCCATTATGGTGATCTGCAAGCCAATACAACACAATCTTTGTCGCAGGCTTCAAACCCTGTTGCTTCATTGCTAATGCTGTCATATAGTGGGACACGAAAGTGTACTCCTTTCATCCTTGTTGAGTTGAAGACCCGTTGCTTTGGTAGGCGCGGGTCTTTTCCTATTCTACATCCATAAAATAATCAGACAAGACTTTTACCGTATCGTATGTGACGTTTCCCACGCCATCCCGCACACGGTAGTAAGTATGCCGCGATAGACCTGTAGCTTCACAGACTTTTGACGGTTGCCGATCCTTCATCAGTCGTTGGATATGCTCCAAGTTATACATCATCTTGCTATTCATGCGTTCTCCTTTTTTGCATTCTTGGGGTTGTATATAGGCTACACATGATATATATGCAAGAGACAAACAGTAAAATGAGGTAAACAATGCATAAACATCCTGTACCCGCAGATATTAAGAACCACATTATCGCTGCACTAATATTGGCTGGCGATAAAATTGACAGCATAACTATGAGTAAAGTCTATGACGCAATAGACAATGGTATTCGCGCAGCTAACATAGCGCATGACAAAAATAAGGAAGCGATCAATGCCTAATAAGTTTCAAACAGCAATGGATTTCGTTGCAGACCTCAACAAGTCACATGGGGTCATGCAGCGAGGCGGTAAGCAATACACAGAGGTAGCAAAGCGCGTAGAAGCGTTCCGCACTGTGTTTGGTGGTGAATACGGTATTGATACAGAGATACTGATTTGCAATGAGGAGCGCGTAGTCATCAAGGCTACAATATGTGACAGCGAACATTTTATTGTCGGATCGGGCTTGGCAGAAGAAATCCGTGGATCATCACACATTACAAAGACATCTGCTGTAGAGGTATGCGAGACATCAGCCATAGGACGCGCTCTGGCTTCTATGGGTATGCATGGCGGTCAGTATGCATCTGCTAATGAGATGGAAGGTGTAAAGCGTAAGGAGCAAGCTATCAAAGCATCTGACGCTGCTCCAAAGCCATCAATGGAGTTAGACCTTGCAGCGCGTGTAGATGCTGCACTGACGTTCTATGAGAACTGCGATGCAAAGCGGTTTGCTGACAATGAGAACCGCTATAAGAAGCTAATCAACAGCCCTGACTTGTCAGAGCCACAATATGAACAGCTTGTAGAAGCACACGACAAGCGCAAAACGGAGCTAATGGTATGAAAGTATGCACTATTATCGGGCGTGTCACCAAAGACAGTCAAATTCAAGAGAACGAGAGAGGGGGATTTCTCAAGTTTTCAGTCGCAGTTGATGATGGCTATGGAGCAAATAAAGGCACGATCTTCTTTGACGTTGACTATCACCGAACAGGAATTGCCCAGTTCGTTACAAAAGGCAAACAAGTAGGCGTATCAGGTGAGCTAAAGACCCGTGAGTATAACGGTAAAACTTACCTAAGTATTCGCGCAAATGACGTTAAGCTAATCGGTGGTGGTCAGCAGCGTCAAGAAATCATGCATACTGAGCATGAGCCGCAGCGCTGGGCAGAAGGCCAGACCCTAAATGAACAACCAATGAACGATGAGATACCCTTTTAGGGTGTAACTGGGGGGGTGGGGTAGGCAACCAACAATGACGTTGGCCCTACAGGAAGCCCCGCCCCCTTTTTAGAGGCATACAATGACAAAATTACAAATGGAACTGCGTAACGGATATTTAGTACCTGTTTCTCAATATGACGCAGAGCGCATGGAAGACTTGCCAGACGGGACACTGTTTAACCTGTCACAAACAGGCAAGCGATCTAACCCGCATCATAACCTATATTGGTCTACGCTGCGCAGGGTAGCTAGGGACACAGGAAAATGGCCTACAGAGCATCACCTGCACGATGAGCTAAAGATCGCGTGTGGTTATGTGCGGATCAAGCTGTCTGCGCTGAATGGTGAACTGGTAAACATACCAGACAGCATCAGCTTTGATAAGATGAACCAAGCGGAGTTTTTCAAATACTTTGAGATGGCAATGAAAAAGCTGGCAGAGGGAATAGGATATGACCCACTGGAAACCTAGTGAGGAAATGGTGCAGCGCGAGTTAGACTTGTGTGCGCGTTTAGGTAAGAAGTGGAAATGCACAGTAGAGATGCAGCACAAGTACAGTGTGTTTGATGCTGTGGCCCACAAAGACAACAAACCGCAGGCATTCGTAGAATTACGCATCATCAATTACGCTTTCTATGATTTGCCAGACATCATGATAAGTTTGACAAAATGCACTTCGGGTAAAAACCAAACTGAGATAACAGGATTGCCCAGCCTGTTTGTGGTACACTGGAAAAAAGACGATACCATTGGCTACATAGACATCAATAAGACTTATCACGGTGAGCCTGATTACAGGGTGTCAAAGAAAGGCATGAACAGACTGAATGATGAGGAAGAAATAGAAGTCTGCCGCCATGTCAGAACGTCACAATTCAAAATATTAACGGATATATGATGAGCAATATTCCACACGCCAGAAAGATACTAGAACAGCTAATGAAAGACTTAGAGGGTTTTGAGACAGACCTGATGCACATACGCGCGTCTGTCAAAGCTGCACTGCGACACATGTACCGTGACAAGCATAAAGCCGTAAAGGGCAAGAGGACGTCCAACCGCATGACCGCTACAATTCGCGATCAGATTAAATCAATGTGTAAACATAATCCAGAAATGCACACCCGTGATGTAGCAGAAAAATTAAATGTAAACCAAGGGCGAGTGACAGAAGTTTTGGCAGGTAAATATGACGAACTTAGCTAAACGCCCACCTCTTGGTCTAAAGAAAGACAAGCCACTGCGCAGCAAGAAGATGTTGGACAAGATACGCGAACTGCCTTGTGCGGTCTGTCAGGCCCACGGTGAGGTGCAGCTATCACCCACAACAGCGCACCACCCGATCCATGACCGCTACGGCGTGTACAAGCGCGGGGATGATTGGGCTATCCCCTTATGCGATGGACACCATCAGGGGAACTTTGACGATACCAAGCAGGCTATTCACAAAGACAAACGCGCATGGCGTGAGAAATACGGCGCAGACTGGTCTTATGCGCCCTATGCGCCCTCATCAGTCCAAGACACTGATATGTAAAGCACTGGCCCACGGTCAGGATGACAGAACGTCTTTTTGACCTTCATGCTTGTCACCTGCTTGTCATCAGCAAAGATAGTACCTGAGAGGCCATCCAAAGCGATTTTAGCGATGTTGTCTACGTCTGGCTTAGTCATAGGGCTTATCGCACCATACTCTGCCTCTAATCGCTTTTTCTTAGACCATGATTGCGGGATGTCCATAAACGCGATGATTTCAACCGCCACTGGCCTCAGTGTCTGGTCAATATCGTGCTTTGCCATCTCTGCCCATGCAGCCGCATGAATACGCCTCTCGTACTCCTTGGTTTTCTGCGGAGTGTAAGTGTGGCCTACTTTGGTGAACCTTGGCCTGCCCTTGCCAATCGGCTGCCCTGATACTTCCAGTTCAATTTTATACATGCCCGATCCTTTGTGTAAGAACTGCTGTCAGTTATTACCTTTACTTAATTTTTTTGCAAATACCCCCTTGCAATGTATCATATAAGATACTATTGTATGTGTATGTTAAACAGAAAGGGCAAACCAATGAACGTATGTAAGCAAAAAATCAAAGATCGCATTGCTGAATTAGAAGCAGAATTAGCAGATGTTTCAGATGAACAAATTGAAGCATCAAACAATGACCGTAACCGCTGGCATGAGTTACTAAACATGGCATTGCTAGAGCGTGAATTAACGGAAGAAGAAAAAGCAGAATTTAGGTCATTGGATACAAAAACTGCTACACTGCAAGATGAACTAAACAATTTCCGCGAGACACTTGCCACACCGCTAATGCAGGCTTTCACAAAGTTTATTCTTACGAACACACCAAAATTGGTTAGCCCTGCTGGCTATCACCCCGATGAAAAGGTGTTCGTGCAAACAGAAGTTGCCGTGCATTACAATGACCGCCTTCCGTATGTCGGATATGACGGTGACCTTTATGTTCACCAAGTAGACGGGTTCATTCAAGTTTAATCAACAGGGGGCTTCGGCCCCCACCAACAAGGAGACAAACCAATGAAAACTTTAGATAAGCTAAAAGAAATCTGCAAAGAGCATGGTTGCGATATGGACATTATGTATGATGTGTCGTGGGAAGAATGGAACCTAGTATTCTTTGCACCACCCAAGATGCAATGGAACAGTGCGACTAGCACAGCAATCACATGGACAGGATCGCTGAAAGGCACGATTGCATTCCTTCGGTCAGAAATAAAATGCGGATTTAGCCGCGCGTCAAAAGCGCAGCTCTGGGAAACTGGTCAGATATAAGGAGCAAACCAATGGGATTTTTTACACTAGGACGCACACCGCACCACGCATTCACAACAGTAACCATCAAGGGCGTGGAAATTGAGATTGTCATTGAGGGATCACTAGACCACGATGAACACTACTTTGAACTGGACACGGTTTACCTTCAGGAGCCACGCGCTAAGACCAAAGATTTTGCACTGCCAGAGCGCATCTACAACAAGCTAACTAGCGGTGCATATGATGAGCAGTTCCACGAAGTAGCATGGGGGTCAGTGTAATGGACTACGGAAAGTGGACATGGGAAGATACAGTTATCGGGATCATCTTTGCAGTGATGATCCTGACTTGGACAGCAGGCACAATTAAAGGATGGTGGTGATGAAACTAAACCCAGCCGATGAGCAGATACTAAAATACTTGCGCAAGCAGGTAGATCGGTTGCAAGATGAACGATACCGCACAGATGCAAGACCTAGCATCAACAATGAAATATTTGCAGCACAGCAAGAACTGCGGCGGTTTACATCTGAATTGAGGAAAAAAGGATACAACATCTAATGGTGAACTATTACGATACTTTGACGCGAGTATTGAAACGCACCCCAACAGAAGCAGAAATTGGTGCAATGATGAAACTTAGACGTGAACAAGAGGGGTGGAAGAACTCTACGCAGCCAACACCCCCAGAGAGGCCAAAGAAACGCCTGAGAGAGCCGAAACAGCCTACAGGGGTCAACACTAACGATAGACAGTATCGGTGGCCTAAGAGAGCCACTCAGATAGCCCAGCGCATTAACCGCATGATGTTACGGCAGATTACGATAGAAAACATCGCATTCATTGAGGGTGTTTCGCAGTCACGCATCATGCAAGAAATCAGGCATTGGGATTTGCCAAAAGTAGAAACTGATGAATGATCGTGTGGGCGGCGCTTGGTGTCGGGATAAGCTAGGGGATTACCAACAAAAACTGGGTAAAAACCGCCCACTGCGAAAAGATAACAAAACAGAAAGTGAGTGCAATGGAAAAGAAATTAAAAATATTATTGACATACTCTAATAACGCCTCTTGGTTTACCTTGCGGCATGTTTTGGTCATCAACCATATCTTTGAAAATTATAAAGATGATGGTTGCCTGTATGGCCATGAAATAATCAAAAAAGTTGGGTTAGATCAAAGTACCGCAAACCGCATATTTCAATCACTGTCCAATATTAGCATGAGGCAAAACGCAGTTTCATGGATTACTTATGAAATGTGCATAGAAGATCGTAGGCATAGACAAATAGGACTAACTCCTCTTGGGAAAGCAGTCCAACAACATTATTTGGGAGCGTAACATGGAGTGGTTCACAGCGTTATACATAGAATATTCACTGCGTGGGATTGACATAGAAACATATTTGATTTTGCCAGACTATGAGGCTTGTCAAATAGCAATCCGCGACAATGAAGATATGTATAAGTATTTCAACGTGGATAGCGATGTTAATATGTACTGTGTACGCACCAACACCCTATCCAGATCAATAAAGCCTAAACTTAGGCCAACCACCGATAAATCTTCTTAGTCTTATCCATGCGGTCTTCTAGGCCATGATAGCCACCGTTCACACGCTTGGTAATACTTTTGATAATACTATCAGTGACACCTTTATCAGCCATTGCGAACAAACCGTTTTTTTCAAAGAAGAATATCGCACTGTCCATCGCTAGTTCATCTGCAATTGGCGATGGATCATCAACTAAACTATCGCGCCCAATATGCTCTGCAAAGGCTCGTACGTTGTCCTTGCCTGTAAGCTGAATGAAACCTTTTCCCGCGTACAGCCAGCCATCATTAGAACCAACCTTATTCCCCATGCGACCATTATAAACTCTGTTAGCAAGCTTCTGTGGGTTCATAGCATAAGGCTCTGCGTCTGCCTCAGACTTAAACCGTGAGGGCCATACCCGACACATTGTTTCTGCGCGGTAATTTAGGTTTTCTTCAGAAATCATAAAGTTGCCGCTTTCGTGCGCTGCCTGACCAAGCAAGTGTGCGCCACGGTTTGCATTCAATCCGTAATGCTCTGCAATAGCACGGGCAGTGTTAGGCCCAAACGCTCCGTCTGGTGTTACGCCGCATTTCTTTTGCAGCATCTTTAGTGCATCACCTCTAGCCATTACTTTGATACTCCCTTAAACTTCTCAAAGGTGCGCATCCCACCTAAACCAAGCATTCCCAACAACACTGTCATCAGGCTTTGCATATCAAACTCTGGCAGTGGTGGATGCTGTAAATCAAACCACCCTGTCACAAAAAGTGTGACGGGTAAGCCCAAGAAGTGCCAGAACAACGCCAACCCGCAAGTCCAACCAACAAATGGACGCCACCCTGCTATGAAGATGTTGCGTGATTTAGCTTCCTCTTTGTTTATCTCTATCTGACCACGCGCCAACTCTTGTGCATGACGCTCTGCCATTGTTGCGATTTCGTGCGCAAGTTTGGCTTTCTGGTCTTTATCCTCAACAACCTTGTCAAGAATGTTGCTTACTGGATCAACCAGCTTTCCCAACAAATCAAGCATTACACCATAACCCCCTGATATAGCGTCATCTCAACGCCTAGAATAATCTCTAGCAGCTTCACAATAACGTGCGTTAATAACTGCTCACCTGACATCTACGTTTTCTTTCCGCGAAACATTGGCTTCCATTGCGTTGAAACCAAAGTATGCCGCCACAACACCGCTGGCCCCAATCACATAAACACTAGCAATGTCCGTAATTAGCTCTGCCGCACGATCTAAGCCCACCCAGACTGCGAGAAATATAACTAGCGGGTAGACAAGCATTCCAGCCGTACACGCCACTGTGAGCCGCCTCTGCGTGTCTCTCTTAGCGTCTTGGTCTAGCATACGCCTGCGACGATCTTCCAACATGATCTCGCGTTCATCGGGATCAATCTTTCCGTTTCCGTTTAGATCGTAGTTTTCCTTGTTCATTGAAATACCTTTCGGCTATCCGCTTATGCGTGGTGATGATAACCACTTTATTATCATCCGTCAAAACAACCCACTGACCCAGTTTATTTTCCACTAACTTCAAGGCAAACCACAGTCTGGCTGTTGTGAACAACCAAACCCTCTCTTGCCTTTCTGCGCTCCTGTTCGCATTCCTCATATGTCGCGTGTGTTGGGCCGATCTGATAATATTTTAACTCAGCAGATGGAATGTATTGTATAAACACAAGAACGTAAATCATCACCAACGCCCCCTTGCTTTACCAACAATATAAATAGCCAAAACCAAGATCACTCCACCAACCGCAAACGCAGTCAAACCAACCGCCCAGTTAATGCAGTTATCTATAAACTCTTGTTTTTTGTATGCAGCCTCTTTGCGAATACGCCGCTGTTCAGCTTCTATTCTAAGAACCTCATCCCATGCCGATGGCCCATATATGAAAGAAATATGATCCTTAATTTCTTTGCGCATTTGCTCCATTTTGCGCTTTTCATTCCAAAGCAACACGGCATTTTCGGGGTCAGATGCCTTGAACGTCTTTTCCCACCAAGGCGGGTTTTTCTGGCGTTCTTCTAATCTATTGAAATCGGAAAAGGCTTGGCCCCACGTTGCAATCGTGTTGCCCATTTCTTGGATGTCTTTACCCGTGGAAATAGCTGCCTTGAGCGTTTTATACGCTCCTGTCGCTAATGCTACGCAGCTAACGGGATCCATCGCATCACTTGTTTTCTATATAGTCGCGGATATGCTTTAGGTTTTCGTCAATACGCCCAAGCATTACCGCATGGTCATTTACACGGTTTTCCAACATCTCTACGTCATTCGTATTGCGCATGATGTTGTTAGTATTCGTTTCAATCGTATTCTGCGCATCTGCAATAAGCCAACCCAAGATGAAGGTTTGCGCCACAATGCCAACTAAAAAAGATATAGGAATTGTCTTTGACAAATGCCAATTCTCGTTCGCCATGTTCTGATCCTCAATAACCATTTGCAATCAGCTTGCTAAATTCACCACTCATCAACTTCTTTTTAACATATTCTGCGAACTCTTGCGATCCTATTTTGGCACCACACTCCCGCGACCACATTTCAGCAACCACAAAAGGTATTGAGCCAGCTAGACGCATGTCAGACTTACGGTTGTGACCGTCAATATTGCGCTCTTTGTTAAAGTCCAGAATGCTTTGAATATCTTGGCTACGCTTTACAATAACCTTGTCATCTTCTGTGTGCCATTCAGTGTTTAGAATAGTGTCAGACATTCTTCTTTGGCCTTCCGCGTTTCTTAGGTGCTTTCCCGCCTTCCCACGCTTCGTTTACATCTGGCGTAGAAGGGTCATCAGCTTTTAGCTTTCCTTTAGCATCACGCGCACGTTTGACTGTAACTTCTTTTGCAAACCCATTGGCAATCATTGCTTTGCCATCTGCTGCCGTGACCTCAATAACATCGCCTTTGTTTTTTCTCGCCCCATCAACAAAGGGCTGGCGATCTGTTGTAATTTCAATCTTCATAACAAGCTCCCGATAGGAAAAGGGGGCCATGATAGCCCCCTCTAATATTATGAGCAGTCTGCGATAACGCCGTGTGCTTTCTCTGAAGTGACCTGTAGGCCATATTCCGCAGAGATCAAACGGCGCTCTGACAAACCAGTTTTTGCAAGAGGCTCTTGCTTCGCTGTTTGCAAGAATGCAACCGCTGCATAGTTTGGATCAAGCACGAACACGTCACGCGCACGAATGTGACGCGCTGGAACAATTTGAAGTTCACCAAAATCAGAGATGTAAACGTCAATTGCTGCGTTCAACTTGCTATCTTCTGCTTCTTTGTAACGTGTTGCGTTACCTGTGAAAGTAGAGATAGTTTGCTTGTTTGATGATCCACAAAGAACAACGCTTGGCTCTGCGCCTGCATCCCAACAATCAGCAATGACACCCTTTAGGATTGTCTCTGTGATTGCACGTTGTGTACCATCTGTTGCTGCCGCATCAGGATAACCAGCAGAACCAGAACCTGATGTTGTACCGTCAGCACCGCCTGTGCCACGCGCAGTGTTTGTTGTCAAAAACGCTGGTAGACCCGCAGTTTGACGCGCTGTGCCTGATGCACCCGCTGACGCTGCTACGTTGTCCAACAACATTTTTTCCATGTCGCGCTTCATTTCAGACAGCTTGTAAGCAACTTGCTTCGCAACTGTTTGAGCATCTGCAACACCGTTTACCGCTTGGTTTGTTGATGATACTTCAACAACTTTCGCAGAAATCTGTGTGTAGTTACCCTTACGAACCGCGTTTGTTGGTGCAGTGTTGGAAAGGCCAACGTCACCCTCAATCTGGCGGTTTGATGCAGCCGCTGCAAGGTCTACTTCACTCCACTCAAAGTAAGTGTTGTCTACGTTGCGTGTGCCGATTGTTGACATGAAAATAGTTTCAGTCGGGCTGATTGAGGCTAATGCGGGTGCAAGATCCTCTCTTATTGTGCTTACATCGTAAGTTTCGTTTGTGTTTGCTGTTACAGCCATTGTCTTATTCCTTTAGACAAAAGTTAAGAGGTTAGCCAGTTAGCAATATCATCTATGCTTCCTGACCGCTTCATAGCCGCTGATGCTTTTTTAGCCTTTGATGCCTTGCCAGCCGTTGCCGCTCTTTTAGCTGCTGGCTTCACTACTGGACGCGCACCCTCTGCCTTTTTCTGGGCATTGGACTTGTTCGCCTGTAGCTCCCGCCATTTCAGCGCATCATTCAAGATCATAACTTCCTCTGCTGTTTTCACTGTGCTGATCTGCTCATCTGTCAGATCGTAGTGCTTTTTAGCTTTAGAAGACATTTCCTGTATGAACACTGTACGCTTTTCAGGGTCAGCAAATTCAGGCATCCATTCCGACAAACGCTGGGCTTGCTGTTCAAGATACTGGTTATGCTGCTGTTCCTCTTGGGCGCGTTGCTGCTGCGTCACATACTGAACTTGACGTTCCCACTGTTGACGCTGTTCTACGGCGCGACGATATTCTTCTGCTTGTAGCTGAAAACCAAGAGGGTCACTGTCTTTCAGTTCCTCAGAAGGATATTCAGGCACAACAGGAATACCACCTTGCTGGGCTTGGTTAATCAAATGCTGTAGCATCTGGCTTTGTTGGACAAATTGCTGTGCTTGCTGATCTAATTGCTTCTTAGTCTCAGCGTTTTCAGCCATGCCCTTTTGGATGTACTTTTGCCCTGAGTAACCACGGGTAAGCTCATCTAGGTCTACCTGACGCTCCTCACCATCAACTTTGACAGTGAAATATGTCGGCTCCTCTTGAGCTGCGGGTTCCTCAACCTCAACATCCTCATCATATGTCTCTGTGTCGTCATATGATACGTCATCATCCTGATCTTGTGCTTCAATCTCTACTGCTTCAGGCTGAGTGTCCTCAGTTACCGCAACAGCTTCCTCTGATGCATCATCAGAATTACTAGGCGTTTGCAAAATCAAGTTTTCAGTAACCGCCTCTAAATCGTTACCGTTGATTGGGTTAGTCGTTTCCACGGTGCTTTCCCTTCCGTTGTACTAGCGCCAAGGCATCTACATCAGCCTGTAGTTGACGCTCTATTGCTGTTAATGCCCTCAAAATGGCGTGAGCATCCTCACGTTTCTCCACCTCTTGGGCGCTGCTATCTGCGAAAGTCCTCATTTGGGTGTCCCGCAAATCCTTTATGGTTTCCTTAAACCATTCATTCTCTAACAGTGATTTTGAGCGTTTAGCTCTTTGCTCAATATCCACCTTGCATTCCCATCATCTGCGCGTTGTGTTCGCGTACTGCGTCTTGCTCTGCTTTCACGCTTGCTACATCAACCGCTGTTCCGTACTTGCCAAGTATCTCAGCAACCTTAACCGCCAAGTCTTGAACCATGTCATCACGCGCCAAGTCATCATCCATGCCCAACTTGTGCATCTTATACTGATAGTCCATCTGAGCCTTAGTCATGTCTACTTGCGCTTTCGTTTGCGCTTTCATGGCTTCGGTCTGCATAAACGCTGCATTCGGATCAGGCTGTTGCGCTTGCATCATTGCTTGCTGCTGCGCCATCTGCTGTTGCTGCATCATCATCTGTTGCTCAATCTCTGGGGTCATCGGCATGAAGTAACGATCCGCATTGCGCAATCCACCAAGAGCCAACAAATCAGCCAAAGTGTTTCTGATCTGCGTAAGCGTTACAACACCGTTCATAGGGCCATACGCTTGGTAGATACCTTGCTGTATCTGTAGGGCTTGCTGTAGGGCCGCTGCGCGTTCATTCTCGCGTCCCGTGCCAATACCTACGTTGACAATCAAATCCATGTCTGTGTCCCAAGCTCTGGGGTCTACAGGGACAAATGAACCATTCAGGCGCATGATTTCTTCGTTGTCAGTATTCTTAACCATCAAATCCAACATGATGCGGAACATCTGGCGCATACCGCCCTCTGCAAAGTTACGCGCAATCACCTCTGCTTGACCTGTCTGACCTTCCATAGATGCTGCAACCGCTGTTGCTGTAGAAGATGCCAATACGTCTGGATCAAGACCCTGCGCCATTTTAGAAACGCCTGTCTTGTTATCTACTAACTGGTCAAAGTATTGCAGTGCTGGAAGTGTCTGACCCGCTGTAAACGGTACTGCCATCTCCATGACGCTGTTTGGCGCTTTTACCCGCACAATCCGCCCGATCTCGTTGTTCAGCAAATCATCAATCGCAACCTGACCATCAACAATCTGCAACGCTGGGTTATTAGTCAGAGCCACGTTATCAAGAACACCGCGCAGCATCGCTGTAGCCGCGTCCTGATCGTCCATTACCAAATCAACCAATGAAGACCCAAAGAAAGCGTGTGGCTCTGGATCGCACTCAAAGATCGCGTATGGTGCTGTATCTGCTTCGTAGAAGTTCAACAGTTTGAACGTAGCGCCTGCGCACAAGAACTGATACAGGCGCGGAATACCCGTACCCTCAATGTCCAATTCCATGTATGCGTTTGTAACTGTGATTTTCTTAGAAGCGGCAGAGATGTTTTCGTCTTCGCCCTCATCTACAGCATAACCACGGCGCTCAAACTCAGCCTCATCATCTACAACGCTGTACTCTGTGCTGTCTAACCCAGCCAAATCATCAATGCTAAATCCCATCGCAATTAGATCAGATACGCGCATTTCTGTGCTGTGACCGCACACATAGAAGTTATCAATTCCACGCGCATTGCGGTCTACAAAGAAATCTTCTGGGGGAACGCTCTCAATGCAGATGTCGCCGTGAGGAATAGACCGCGCAATCTTTACGTCATGCTCTGGTACTTCAATCTCCATGCCCATCTGATCCATAGAAATGCTCATGCGCATCTCATGCTCAAGAACCTCTACGTCATCGTCTTCAATGATTACCGCAAATTCTTCATCGGTCAGATTAGTGAAGGTATGGATTTCTGTTTCCATTTCCTCATTGTAATAAACGTATGCAATCCCAGCTTTCTTAACCATAGCATCTTGGAATACATCGTTTAGTACGCGGTATCCGTCATGCTGCTGGAACTTATAAGAAATATAGCTAGTCGCTTGCTCTGCTGCTGCAACATCCTCTGGGCCACGCGGTACAAACTCTACAGGCTTTTCGCTAGTAAGGAATATGCGCTGAATGCTTGGCTTTAGACCACGAACAACCTCACGGCACTTTGTTGCCACAACTCTGCTGCGACCTTCCTCATAGCCAATGTCTACCTCACCATCAAAGTAACGCTGTGCCTTGATACGTTGCGGTGCAATCTCGCTGTCTACAAAGTCCACCGCGTCTTGGATTGCTTTGGAAACAATGCTTTCAATCTGTGTCTGATCTAGTGGTTCTAGTCTCATTGTAGCGCCTTTCTTGCCCCTTCATATGTTTCCAGTGTTATCGGGCCTAAAAGACCTGACGCTGGGCCAGCGGTTTCCCGCGCTCCAAAAGTTGCACCAGACTTAGTAATAAACGGCGCAATTCTACCAATGAACTCTTGTGCCTGCGCTATTGCGCGTTCATCTGTTATAGCGCGACGAACTAAATCAGGATTTTCAGATACTAAGATTTGTGCAATCTTGTTGCGCTCTGCATCCGTTAAATCACGGCTAAAGCTATCTACAAATTTTCTTGTCACAGATAGCAAAGCGTTAATATCACCAGATGCTGCGGCTACACCCTCTGCTGCTGTAACGCCTGCATTCTGTGCTTGACGGGCCATGATGGTTTCTGCTGTTTGTGTGTTGCGTAGAACTGTCTGCGCTACATCTTCACTCTCTACAGCAATGTCTAGCTTACGCAAAATAGCCGCTTGGTCTTTTGGATCAGGGATCAATGCCCGTAAAAGCATTCCTTCTTTCTGACCTTCTTCCAACATTCTACGCAGAACTGTACGCTCTTGACCTGTGGTAAATTTACCTTGCAACGCAGCTAGGAACCCAGCGCGGAAACTTGCCAATGTCTGTGGGTCTTTGGCCCATTTATCCTCTAAATCAACCATGACCTCATTCACATCACCAGCTAATGCCCTACGCCCAGCTTGGAATGCATCGCGGTTTGAACGCACTGCCGCTGCTTGCGCCCTTGTAGACATCAAATCTGGAACATCTACGTCCAAAGCAGAGCGTAATGATTGCTCAATATCTTTTGTCGCACCAGATAAATCTATATCACCCGCTATTTGTTCTTTGCGAGAAGTTTGACTTAACACGCGCCGTATCTTTTCAGCTTCCTCAACTGTAGGTCTACGCGCAAACCTTACGATACCGTCTTCTCCAACTGAATATAAATCTTCAACACCTTGTCGCCGCGCAATCTTGTTTAGACCTTCACCTACATCGGGAGCATTTTCCAGAACTCTTGCAAGTTCCATAAATACATCATTGCTTACAGGCTCAGTTTTAAACGGCGCATATGCTGCACGTTCTGCGGCTGCTGTTTCTGCTTCACTGGTGGCACGGCGGCGAACTGCCGTTGCTGCTGGATCAGAACTAACATCATCTAAGTAGCTTGCAATTTCTGCTTGCGCTGCACTACGCAGTTTGCGTGGTCTTTGCTCTAAAGCAGTTTGGATCGTACCTGCCGCTGGGCCACCTTGACCTCTTAGTGCTTTCACCGCTGCTGCAATCGTGCGGTTTTCAGCTAATATCTTACCATCAACGATGTCTTGCACAATCTCATCTGGTGTTTTGCCTGTTTGCTCTACAAGTCGCTGTATTTCGTTTTCTACAACAGAGGCACCCTTGCGACCTGTAGTACGCCGCGCTGCATCAACCAAAGCCTCAAATCCTTGTATCCCATACTGGGCCAGCTTACCGCCTACAACTCCACCACCCGCGCCAAATGCTACCCCTGAAGGAACTCTTGCCGCTCTCTCAGAAACACCACCTTCGCCAGTACCAAACGCATATGCACCACCCTCTAAACCGCCGCGTAATGCCAACCGCCCAGCAGTTGGAATAGCTGCGCCACCGCCAGTAAACAACATTGGAGCAACAGCACCGCCTAACTCTAATGCCATAGCTTCTTTCGGGTATGCTTCTTGATATGCTTTTACGCCGCTGCGGATTTCTTCCAGTATTTCTTCTACTGGGCGACCTGTTGCCATAGACCGCGTGTAAGCCTCTAATTCATCAGCAAATCCAAGCGTTAGACCCTGCGCTGCGGTGCGAAATCTCTCTGTTGGAACCTCACCAGCAGGCGTGACACCCTGATTGGCTTGGGCTACAAGTTCCCGTAATTTCTTTTCATCAGCCATTTAGTGCCTCCAAATATTCTTTACGGTACTGTTCTGTAGCTGTCTGCCAATGCGTAACCCAAGCAGCATCATCACCTGCAAACTCTACTGGACGCGGTGGCACTTGCAAGATTGTTGGCTTTTTCAACAATTCACCAGAGTATCTGAAATCTGGTAGAATATCGTCATCAAAACCAGCTTCGGTTGCGTAAGTGATGTATTGATTTCTCGTGTTGTCGTATAGGCTTTCTGCTTCTGTGTACAATTTGTTTGCACGATCAACAAAATCTGCACGTTGCGCTGCGGTGAGCAATGTACCATCTTTTAGCTTTTGAACCATCGCTGCAATACGTTCACCATAACCACCCGCTGCCGCTGCTGCTGCAAATTCACCCTCTCGGACAACAGACTGAGGATCAAGCATTTTCATGTAGTTAAAGATCAAAGACAAGTCACCCGCTGCGCTTGGCTCTTTGACGCTTGCAGAGATACGACCATAAGCATTTGCAACTTTGTCAAAATCTTTAACGCGCTGCAAACCAGTAAACTCTTTACGCGCCTCTGAAATCATTTTTGTTTTATCTTTTGCAGAAATCGGTTGCTTCAGGCTTTCTGATAAATACGTTGCCATTGCTGTTTTTGCATCAATCGCTTTTGTCTCTAAAGCCGCTAATACTTGTGCCGCTATTCTGTCTCCACCTCGCGCCTTTGCTTGCAACATTGCAATAGTCTGGTTTCGTGATCCACTCGCTAGACGTTGCGCACCACGCGCTCTAATCTGCTCACCCATACGCGCTTCTGGAAGGATCAATGCATCTAGTGCTTGTGCAAAGTTCTCTGGGCCTGTTAAGCCTGTTGTCTGGTTAGGCTGCATAAACCTTTGAAGCAATCCTTGTAAACCTTGCTTTTGCTGTTGCTGGGGAAAGATAGTGCCAGCAGTCGGTACTCCCGATCCAAATGTTGTTTGTACCATTGGTTTTTCTCCGTTCATTCCCGCAAATTTTAGCAGATTTTCCAATCTAGGGCCACGCCATTGCGCAATGCCCAATGCGCCTTGACCACCACCACTTGGATTGTATGCCGCTGGGTCTATTGATCCAAAACTTTCAGCCATTAAATTCCCAACAATACCCGATGCTTGTGGCGGGTTTAGACCTTTGTTCAGCAGGTAGTTATAAGCAATCGCAGCGTTCTGCGATAATCCTTGTGGGTTCAATGGGTCTTCCATACTTCTGAAGACTTCCAAAGCGTAATTCTTACGTTTATCCAATGCGGAGCCACCCGAACGCTCAAACAGCTTTTCAAAAGCCTCTGCATAGTCTTGCGGCGTAATATAACCACCAGACTGAAACGCCTCTAAGGTTTTCTTCTCTGGCCCCTCTAGCTCAGACCACAGAAAGTCTAACTGCGTTTGAAAGGGTATCCGTGGAAAAGGGCTGTCCATAGTAAACCTTTATTTAGGCATCATCTGTGCGCCAAGCTGCAAGTAATTAAAGAGGCTTGGCTGGAACGATTGCTGCTGACCTGTCACATTCGGCACACCTGATAGAGTGCTTAGAAGTGTACTTAGCCCTTGTGCTGGCGCACCTGTGTATCTCTGGAAGCCGCCACGCGCTTGGTCAATCAACTGTTGCTGGATTTGACGCTGCATAGCACCTTCACGCGCTTGTTGCTGCTGTATCTGCTGACCGTAGCCAAAGGACTGACGACCTAAGTTTCCTAGCTGCGAAGCTGCGCCTAGACGCTGCTGTGCGCCTTGCAAACCTGCCATCTGGTTCAACTGCTGCGCCGTCATACCAGATTGTGCGCCAAACTGTGCTGCTGCGTTTTGTGCTGCTGCTTGGTTTTGTGCTGCTTGTAACGCTGTATTAAAGCCCTGCTGACGTAGCTGACCTATGGTATTTGCTGCTTGCTTGCCGTATCCCAAACGTGTCTGCGCTTCTGCAACGCCTTGGCGCGATCCACCAAAAGCATTAGCAGCTTCTGCTTGTGCGCCCATCTGGTTCAATGCAATGTCTTGTGCTTCACCAATGTCTGCCAGTGTTTGTTGAACTACTTGGCTTTCGTATGGGTTTTGAAACCCAGAAATCAACTGTGTCGGATCGGCTGCTTGATATGATGTCGCTTGAACCTGTGAGGGTTGGTAGGTCATACCTGCCGCTGTGCCTGCCAATGCGCCTTGTTGCGCTCCCGATGCTTGTGCGAACGGGTTGGCTGTCATTTGTGGATTTGCGCCTGCGCCCATGTCTGTCTCCTACTTGCCGCCGCCGCTAGGCTGCATTTCCAATGAAACAGGTTGGTTTTGTGGCGATCTTGAGCCAACTTCACCCATTTCTGTTAATCCAAAACTCTCAATATAATCGCGCTGACCTTGCGGAACATTGCCAATCATCTGGTCAACCATTGGCTGCGCTGAATACCCTTGTATGCCGCCCATGTTCTGTACTGGCGGCAGATAGCTAGATGTATCAACCGTAGGCATTCCAAACGATTGCGCTGCCATGTTTGTATATTGCTGAGAAAGTTGTTCTTGCGGTGACAATGCCGCAACTGTTGGGCCAGTTTCTGGAATGTATGTACTCATCAAGGGAGCAATGTCTGTTCCCATTCCTACGCCCTGCTGCAAGCCTGTTTCCAACCAACTTGGCAACGTAGCTTGTGTTGACTGTGTGCCACCTTTAGCCATTTTCAATCTCCTTGTGGAAATGCACATGCTGCAATTTCCAACCGTTTTCCGTTAATGGTTTTTTCCATCCTAACCGACCTGTCATCATTCCACCAGTGCAACCGTGCGATTTCGCCCACTGCCCTATGTCATGCTCCATGTCCATTATCTGATCCAATTCACCACCAGCAAGGAAAATGTTTATAACCTTCTTTCTAGGATATACCACAATTTCCGTAACTATGCACCCCCTTGGCGCTGCCCACAGTTGCATCTTGCTAGACGCGATCCCTGCAACGATGTCATCCCACTCATGTGTGCCATTACAATGAACCAAAGCTGCCTCAATCCAAGGCTTACATCTTTCTAGGTCTGGGCTAAGTTTCCAATGCTTCATCCATGCAACCTCGTAATTGCAATCGTTGACGCAGGCGCGGCAGGCGCAAATGCAGTTGCAACCGTGGCATCTAAAAACCCGCTTGTGCTATCTACTGCCCACATAGCCTCTAAATAATCATTGGCACTTACATCAAAAATAGCAGAGCGTGACACAACCAGCACCGAACCGTTTTGGTGCAGCGCGTTTTTCATAGTTGACCCTGTAACGTCAGTGCCATTGATACGAGGCCAAAACCAGAAGTTCACTGTGCTGCTAGACGTTGATGCAATCTGCGCTGAAAAGCTAATCATGTATTGACCAGCTTCAGCGAACACAATGCGGCTTGCAGGCGTTCCATTTGTTACACCCTCTGCAATGCTAGAGGTGTACGTTAAAGCATACGCTGTGTTTATGGATGCCGCTGTTTGGTCTGTCGTTACTGCGCCAGCGTATTGACCATCCTCTAAGACGATCTGCACAAACGCGCCATTCTTTGACACAACGGGATAACCGTTTTCGTCATCCCACAAGATCACGCCGTTCTCCGATGGATTGTCGTCTGCTGTCTTAAAGTACAAGCGCGGAAGCTGCCTGCGCAGATATGCAGTAAGGTTATTACCCCAAGCCTTTACGTTGTCGCCAATCGGTGGAAGTACGGGTGCCGCCATTACCTACGCCCACCCGCTTTTGCATCTACCCGCATTGTGCCAACACGCCACGCTGCGTAAGGTGTGTCACCCTCTACGCGCATTCTAATCTGGCGACCTGAGAAGCGCACGGCAGTCGGGCTAGACGGTGTATACGGCCCATGCGTGTATTCTGTGTCGTTGGGGTAGAAACGTGACTTGAATGTAACGTCTACATCGCCCTGCGTCTTTTCATCAGGGATCAAATCTGTGACCTGCATGATATTATCGCCGTTGCCAATACTGATCGGGCCGCTTTCTGCGAATACAGATTGCTCTGTGCCGCTGACTGCGTAGGACAATCCAACCTCATGGTCATACATTGCACCATCAGCATCCATGAGCATTGGATACTCAAACACGCCGCGTGACGCGCCAGTGGTGCGGGATAAGTTGCCGATAAGCCAGTGGTTTTCTTTGTAATCAAACGCCACATAGCGGTCTATTTCAGTGCTATCCGCTGAGCAATAGAACCACCAGATTTCGCCAAACTGACCGTTGGTAAACGCCCATGTTTTGCTTTTCTGTGAGGTGTTGATGTCGTTGAAAACATAGTCGTGGACATCGCACGGTATCTCAGAAACCAAGTTACCGTCAAAGCGATAGAACCCGCCGTTGCCCATCCAAAACACGCCCATGTCAACGTCTGCCGCTGCCTTGCGTGAAATAATACCGCAAGATGTGCCGACACGCTCAAAGCCATACACATAGGGTGGGCCGATATAACGTGCTGTATGCGCGTCAATGTCTGTGATGATTAGCGTCTGACCGCGTGTCCGAACCGCCGTTTCAATCTGGCCCGACGTTTGCAATTCAATATCGCCAGCCTCGTTTGTCGCGGCGGGTGTCCATGTCGTGTTGTCCTCGCGGTCACACCACTGAACCTTACGCGGGTTTGCGCCTGCACCCAGTGCAAAGATAAAGCGTTCTTCTGTAACGACTAAGCCAAGGTTGTTTATAGGCGCGTTTGCAATTACCGCTGCGTCTGATGATGTGCCAAGCTGCCACTCTAGCAAGCGTCCGTCTGCCGTAGAACACGCGACAAGGTATTCACCCCAGTTGTCTAGCGACCATGTGGTTGCAGCAACTAGGTTGCCAGTGTCAGGACGCGGTGTGCCGTATGTACCCGCACCGTAAAAGCCATAACCATAACCGATGTTGACCGCTGCATCCTCTGACCCCGCTGTTAGGTCAGTCGGCGCAATGTCGTATGCAGTGCCACCAGAGACAACTGCGAACAGTTCATTATACGATCCCGCCGCAACGTAGCGTGTGCCGTTGTTGCTCTCCCAAGTATGCATTCCGCGCGGTGCGTTTGTCGTAATACTGGCGATGTTCTCATTTACGCGCCAGCCACCGATAGGGCGCAGCGATCCGTCACGCCAACGAACAAGTGAGCCATCACGCCAACGACCAGATGCATCTAGCTCCGTACCTGTGCGGTAGAAGCCTGCGGGGATTTTAAGCGGTATGAGAGCCATGCGCGTTACTCTGGTTTAGTGGGCCAGTTGATGGTGTTTGGAAAGCCTGCTTGCTGTGGAACGTTGAGCAAATCAGTGCGGTACTGCGTCCATTCGTTTTGTTTTGCTGCTGTTAAGTCTGCCCAGCGTAATGGGTTGGTTACGATAGGGTCTACTTCATCGCGTAATTTAAAGTCACGCATTCCACGCACCTCAAGCGAAAGCGCCTCTGTTTTTCGTGCAGTATCTTCAACCCATGTATCACCTACGCGGTCATAGAATGGTGATGGACGCGCATCTACTTCAGTTGCCCCATCAGGTATTTCTGGCATGGGATCATTACCACTGTCTTGCACAATGTATTCACCCGATGCGTCTATTATGTGTCTTAAAGCCATCTTGTGATTATCCTTTATTATGCAAGTTTAAATTGAGAAACAAAAGAGGAGCCGTTGACGTAAAAGTAGTGATTAGGGGGAACCACAAAGTATATTGGGATAAACTCACCACTGTCGCCATCACGCATATCAAGCGTTACATAACTGCTAGTGCTAGTGCCTACACGCACTGTGCCAGCCTGACCACTGCCTTGGCGAACTTGCCACGCTTCCGCCTTGGAGCTTGTGTTCTGATACCAAGTTTGAACACTTATGCTTGTTGTTTGCCAAGACTGAGAAACACCAAAAGTCTGAGATGTTGTTGCGTATCCACTAAGTGAGCTACTTGTCAAATAGCCCTGAGATGAGTGATCGCCCCAACCATACGCCGTGTCCCAGTTGGATTGGCTTGACGTTGTTGGGATGCTGTAACCAGATTGCAGGGAAACCGCCAATGTGCCTGACGTTGTGATTGGCGTTCCGCTGACAGTCAGACCAGTTGGTACCGTCATCGCAACTTCTGTGACTGAGCCAGAACCTACAGAGGCATTGATGTACGTTTTAAGATCGCTCATTGCGACCTGTTTCATTGTGCCATCATCGTTAAACACAACGCGGTCAGCATCAACGACAGTTGTAGATGTTGCCGATGTATCACCGTCTAAGATATTTAGCTCTGCTGTTGTAACGGTTGCGCCATCAAGGATGTTTAGCTCTGCCGCAGTTGACGTAACTGCAACGCCGCCAACTTCCCAGCCCGACCCAAGATTAGGCGTGACCGTATTCGTACCGTCAGCATTGCTGTTTATCTCTAGGACAATATCGTCCAACGCGGTATTGATGGTTGTTCCCCAGCTATCCTCAGAACCGCCTACCGTGGGTTTCGTAATGGTTATAGCCATGTAAATCTCCTTTACGCCGCGTCCTGCACGACCGTCCATATGTCTGTTATATCAGAAACTTCTGTCCATGTCTTGTCTACTGGCTCCTGATAATCCCACAAGAACCTGACAGGCAATGTTGGTACGCC